GCAAGTTTGGTCGATTAAAGACAAGAAGAAACGCTAAGGATCAATTCGGTAGCGTTTGTAACGTAGTGCTGATTCGATTGGCGCGCTTTCAATGCGGTCGATTGCTATTGTGTCTCTGACGTAAGCGCAGATAGCGTCAAACTTACCGGCAAGTTCAGTCTCGATAAAATGTCTTTTAAATTGCTCTTTTGCTGCTTTGCGAATGCTACTCGCTGCACCTTCACCGTCATCGTAAAGCTGATCGGCCAAATAGGTTAAATTAAATTGTGCTGAATCTTTAAGAAACAAAAACCAACGTAATCGGTTTAGTTCAGCGATTGCTTGCAGGTTAAATGATTGACGATGCTTATCAGTTAAGCGTTCGTACACAACCAAGCTGCCGTTTCCTGTGTTGCACAAGCGGTCAAAAAAGAAACAATAGTCTTTAAGGGCGCGTTCAATGACAGCAAACCAGAGATTGCGTTCAGGTGTTTCAAAGTCTTGCGGATCAGGCTGAATAATATCTTTGTACTTCATGGCTTTTGTAGCTTGAGAAAGTCCTCAAGGTACATCGTTACGAGCCAAGGTCTATGATTACGACGATGTGCCACGATAGGAGTGCGATCATTGCAGTCGCGCAGTGCTTGATCCATGGCAGCATCCACGTTTAGGCGCTCTACTCGTTTGCATTCGATATGATAATTCGCCAATTCGCTGCACACTACGTCAGAATCTCCGGCGGCACCGCAGAATTGTTGAGTACGTCTAGCCGTATAGCCATGCTCGCGTAGTTTGGCGGCTAGTTCTCGTTCGCCTGCTGATCCTTTGGCCTTTGAGTTTGTCATTATAATTGTTGCAACTCTTTTAGTCTTTTCAATCCCAATTCGTCAGCGTTGGCCCAACATTCACTTTCAATTTTTCGAGCTTCTTCTAAAAAACAAGAGTAGAAACAGAAATAAAATTTAGAGCGCGGCCAGTTTGCGTTATTCGGCCAATGTTCCTGTGACAAAAATACTTTGCGAACCCATGGTTCGTGATTCAACCATCTTTGATTCATGTTTTTAGTAATGCCAACATAAACAAATGATTTATCAGTTACCCATTGCGTTTTAACGTGCGGTTTTTCGACATATAACGCATACAATCCTTCCAACTGATTTTTGCGTATGTAAGTTGATCTAGTTAATAGCCATATTTCCAAAGGCAAAACGCGACCGTTTTCTTTGAAATGATTGAGTAACCACCCTACAGTATTGTTACTGCCATACAAGGCGCTAAATGATTCAACCTCATTTACTACTTCCTGCAGATTTTCTAATTTTGATGTTAGTTCTTCAGTGATCATTGTATTCACTTAATAGAAAACCTCGTCTTTATCTGCAACCGACCACCGTTTAGAATCCTCAGCCGTCCAGATAGTTTCAATGGTGCGGTAGCCTTTTGTTTCGGGGCGGCTAGTGTTGCCAATAAAAAACCCGTCTTGAAACGCTAGCCGGTTGGTTGGTAACGCCGCGATCTGGCCATTGTCAAGAAGCACAATGTGAGCACACTTGTTTTGATCGGGTTGGAGCACGTAGCCAGCTTTGTCGTCGCTGTCAGGTAACCAGTCAACGGTGCAGTAGTATTTTCCCGGCACTTCTGTTTTATCTTTTAGAATTGCTCGCACTTCATAGTCTCGCAAGAAGTCTAGAACGCTCACCACGGGCTTGTAGCTGTAACAGTCCCATAGCTGCAATCGTTCTAAATCATAGCACTCAGAGCCGCCTGGAGCGTGTAGTAGCCAGTGCAAAGGAACATGCCGAAAGTGCGCTCCGCTTTGAAGCAGCACGTGAAATTGTAATGCCCGTCCCCGATAACTTTGCAGCGCAAACAAATAGCCTGGTTCGTAACCGCTTGCCTCATCGTTCTGAGTCAAATGGCGATTGTGTATCCAGACTTTTAACGGTGGCAGATCAGCGTTCACTCAGAAGCAGTGTCCTTTTTTTTTTTGGTAACACCTTTAATGTTACCCTTGTTTTCGGATGCGTAGAAAACTTCCTTACCTTTATCTTTTCCGTAATACTTCATCATCGCTTGACGGATTTTCAGACCCTTTTTCGTTAGTGGCATACGCTCCTCCTGGTAGACATTTCGCGTCATAATACCACCATCTGTTACCGACAGGCACCGGCCAAGTAAGTACGATATCAGTTTGTGCTTGCTGATACCCGTCAAGGTAGGCCGCAGCGATATCGGCCTGTAGGTCGCCAGTTTTTAGACACCGTTCAGCGTATACTTTGGCTATCTCGTTAAGAGTCGGCATCTTCAGGCTCATAGTCAATCAAGACGTCTAATCCTCGGTTGGCTTGATGTATTTCCCCGGCTCGAAAGCCTGTTATAAAAGCCCTAACAACATCGTTGCGCGTAATAGGTCCAAAGTTGAGGCGCAACAAATCGCAGTATTCTTCGGCGTATTCTTCTGCAGGATCAGGCTTACTTTTCGACATAAATTCCGTTGCCGGACAAGTCTTTAATCTCTACGCGCTCGCAGTGCAGCACGTTTGAAAGAATCAGTTTGGCTAAATCAATGGGTTCGCTTGAGTAATTGTCGGCTATTAGTTTGCGTAGGTCCGGGCAGTCAGGCTTGCGGCCAGTAAAATCCTCTTGTTCATAAATCCAGATAGTAACTTCCCATTTGCCGTCGATGACCCGGTGCGTGCTGTAGAATTGCTGCATGTAGAATAAGTACAGGACCACGGGCATCCTGTATACAGGGAAAATTAAAACGGTACTTTATCGTCGCCTGATTTCTCGCCAAGTTTTTTCAGATGCGTTGCAACCCACTTCAGTTCGCTTCGCAAAAGTCTAAGCTCATGCGCGAGCAAAAGAACTTGTCCTGCTGTTGAAGCTGCTACGGCCTTGTACTGCTCGCTGTATCCAACTAGACTTTCGGCTTCGCGCAACAAGGCTTCTGCCTCCCATTCTTCCCTACTCTTTTTCTTGAACATGACCAATCCTTTTTGTCATTAAGTTATCGATTAACACCTGCACATTCTCTTGGTTTGCGTTGCCTCTGTCCATCACTTGCTTGCTTTCCAAACGCTGCCGAAATTGAGCGCGGACAATGGCTATTTTGTCAGGGTCGCAAGCCGCTAATTCTTTAAGCCCTACAACACCACCAACAGCTGCCAATGCCGCTGGTGGTAGTTTTTTAGCCTCTTCGTCGGCATAGTAGGTACTTCTTTGTGCGGCTATCATGACCCGCTCCCACAACTTGCCCCAATCTTCTTTAAAACCAGCACGAGCCGTCAAAACCGCTTGATTGACTTCGCCTACCGTAGGAGGGAACTGCCTATTTTCGCCCAACAGCGCGATTACGGCGGCTTGTACTTCGTCGTAAGAGGCATGATGTAGGACCATCTGCCATACCTTATACCGATCCCTACTGAACAAGACTTTGTTCCCAAACTCAGCAGCTAACACCTTGAATATCTGTCGGACCTGTTCATCAGTCATTGTATATATCCCTCATAACAAAAAATTAACTTGACACACTCCCAATTCTCCCCCCTAATACCCCTGACCCCAAAACACCCCCCTATCCGTTCGCTTCGCTCACTCTGTTGTTTCCCGCAATGCATCGCATCTGTAATGCTCTTGCATTGCCAATTTCTTCTGTTATTGAAATTAAACCCTACGGGTTTAATATGATCAGTTCGAGTTTGAATGCTGTAGGGTTGCATCTCAATGATGCACAAGACGTATTCTGATCTGCTTGAGTCACAGCATCGGTTGTCTTGCACCTCAATGGTGCACAATACTGTTGGGCTACTTAGCTGTGTTGGTGATTTGCATTTCTTGTGATATATTTTTCTCATGTGTCTCCCCCGTCTTGTCAACGGGACTTGCCCATCGATAGCCTCATACTATCGGTGGGTTTTTTATTGGCTGAGGCGGTAGGGATCGAACCTACGACATGGCGATTAACAGTCGCCTGTTCTACCAACTGAACTACGCCTCAGTTTGCTTATTCTTGGTTGAAAAGTTCATCGATGCATGACTGCAACCACAAAATCCCGTCTTGCTGACCCTTTTCGAAATCACTCTTACCAGGATTGATTAGCCCAATTAACCGTTCTGTTTCTTTGTCCAAATGCGCTTTAAGGGCCCTAGCACCGTTTAGGTAAGCCCTTTCAAGCTTCCTCCTATCCGTAGGGCTACTCAGCGGTGTTTCGGGCCGTAGCGTTGATTGTGAGGCTTCTGCTTCAATTTTACTTTTCATTTGGTGTCTCAAAGTTAGTCCAGTTCTCCAATGCCTCTTGGAGGGCTACGATCAGTGTCTTGTTTTCTGATTTTGCTACATCCTTGAATTTTTGGAGTAGTTCAATCCGAACGTGGCACGTCCACCGATCGAAGCCCTCTCTGGGCTTGTCGTAGTTCAAAGCGCGAGGGTACTGCTTTCGTTTCTTGCGCTTTTCCACAATTAATCCACGATGCAAGTTGTTAGTTTCTCAAGCCTTATGGGACATTCCCACAGGCCATCACCGATCTGCTTGCAGCTTGAAGAAGTAAGGTAGGCTTCAGCTATTTCTAACTTGTTACCTTCCAAGCCCGAGACGTCGTAGCGGGTTTTAATTGCCTTAGTTTTCTTGGGCGATTCCTTTAATGGAGCACTCTCCCAAGGCAATTCATCGCTCGATGCCTTAACTTCACCTGTTTCCCGATCACATGAAACTTCTTGAGTCTCAGATACAGGTAAAGAAACAACAGACTTAACATTGTGACTAGCGTACTCACTTGGCATTTCCTCTTGTGTATATAAACCGCCTAGTTCTTGAATAAATGCTTCCCTTATGGCGAGACTTTTCGCGCACTTTGAGAGCATAACTGTAGGCATCGTTTTCCACACCGGACTTGGCTTGTTGTACTCATTCCAATAAGCCGTAGCTATTGACGGGAATTTTCTATCCTTGCGGTGTACTTTTACAGTACAGCTAACAAGCGTTTTACCATCCCACTCAAAAGACACTTCCATGCCATCGAATTGGGAATGACTGTTAGCGATACGAAGGAATCCGTTGATTCCAGTCATAAGCTGCAAACGACCGTTAGCCTTAATGGCCCACATCTCTTTGGTCAGTGGGTTTAGCCCGGTTGTTTTGCAAATCTCAACAAAAAGTTGAAACTCCGCATCCGTCAGTTCTTTGGCAATGCTGTTGCGCAGGGCGTGCAACATCTCGATTACGCTTGGTGCTATCAAAACATCTTTGCTCATATTGTCTCCTTATTGTTTAGCCCGAAGGCTTTTCACGCACCTTACTCTGTATACAGCGGCATCGCAAGGTGGTTCCTAAATGATTTTGAAAATGATTCGAGTTGTCAGAATTTTTTTAAAAACCCGATCACTTTGGTCCAATTTTATACTTAGGCTACACCGACATTTACACGACAGTTTGCCGACAGTATCTCGACAATCAGCCGAAGGATGATGGCAGAATGCCACCATGCCGACCTAATTCAGCCCGTGATACACCTCTCCTGTTGGCAGGATTAACCTACCCCATAATCACCCCCCTTTATCGTGCTACGATTGCCGCTGCTTACGGCAAAAAGTTAAGACTCGGACCCTGCATTGGTTGTCCCAATGCGTCATTCGGCAGAATGCTAGTCACCGTTCGCTTATAGGTATGGTTGGGATCTCCAAGACTCTTTCTAAGCCAATCTGTCGATTCCCTCTCGGTAGTCACAACGCTATACCCCGTACCCCACGGACCAGCATAACGCCCTTGCGGGATAGGTATTGCAGGACCGAAGGGAGGCGCAACCGGCACTACTTCAGATGGGTAGAGATTGCCAAAACCGGCAGCACCCGCAAGATTGCCGACACCGTTTGCAACTAGGTATTCAGCAGCGGTCTGAGCATGTGCAGTGGTCGCACAGGCAAGTAATATAGTGAGTGTAATGTATCGCATGTAAGTATCTCCGATATGCATCGGCACCATGCCGACCATGCACACCCCCGAAGAGTGTGCCGGGTCTACACGGTTACAATGCAAACACGAGGATCAATGCGGGGTAGGCTAGGACTACTAGCACTAGCAGGCCGATAGCATCTTCGATACATTCGCGGGTTGTGGGTGTCATATGCTTGCCGCCTCCTCTTCTTCTTCCTCTTCTTCTTCCTCTTCTTCTTCCCATCCGTAATCATGTGCCATATCGGCTATGTCATCCTCCGACATATATCGCAGTGCCGCTAACGCTATAGCCTCCCACGTAATTACGCCGTTTTCTGCTAGTTCGATAAGATAGTTGGTTGATTGTCTTACGTTGCTCATAATGTGTCCCCTGTTTACCATTGTTAGTCATTTATTGTTTAGCGAAACGCGCAAGTTTGGCAGGGTTTTGATTGTACGGATCGTGAAGACCCACGTCATCAGCCCAAGTGTCAAACTGTGCACGCGGTACTAGTTTCACCGTGCGCCACGTTGCGCCCTGGTTACTTTGCTGAATTGCTACAGCTGACTCATTCGCGAGCACGCGATAGCTGTAACCGCCGAAAGCTGATTGATTGCGAAAGATTTCTGTTTTGCGTGTCATGTGTGTTTCCTCGTTAGTCGGTTAGTCGGTTACAGTTGAACGGGTGTTAATCCCGTGTTGTGTGCGTTTTCAATTACATACTGAGGAGCGGTCACTACGTTGAACGTATGTCCCTCTTTTATTAGCGTGTCGATGTAGAACGTTATATGTTTGCTAGTTGTAACGCTGAACTTGCGCTCAGTGCGGTATAGTGTTGAGCCGGTAAATACCGCTACCGGGGTTTCATATGAGACAAGGATGCGTAATCCGTTGTTGTCTATCTCTGTGAGTTGTTTAGCTCCGAACTTGCGTATCATGTGTATCTCCTATGTTTGATCTCAGCTAGTCAGTGCTGAGTAGGTACAGGATACATGAGGGAGGATTCACTGTAAACGGAGAAAATAGAAAATTATGGGTTGGAGAGGCAATCAGCAGCTTATACGGTAAATCAGTGGACACTGAACGGATGGTAGGAAGACGAGTACAAACAGGGCTGACAGCGTCTAGGATACGCGAGGAGCGACGAACGACCGGCGTACTATACAAACTGGTACGGTCAAGGCTCGGCATCTCTCAGGAGGCTATGGGCCGTTTGCTAGGGTGTAGCCGTTATTGCATCCTGCATCGCGAGCGTACAAAGCACGTATACTCGCTTGAGGAGTTAGTGGCGTTGCAAGAATTGACAGGTATCGATGGTCCGGAGTGGTGGGCACTCATCAAAGAGGTAGCCAAGTAGGTGATATCATTACATGCCAACACCTAACCCCGCAGAATCACAGAAGATAATTTACTTAACGAGAAATAGAAAACTATTAAGCAACCTAGCCTCCCTCCGCCCCAACGGAATCAATAGGTTAGGCAGGGCAAGGGGTAATCTGATTCCAATGGGATACGCGCTAACTACCAGTCCCGGCAGGGTTTTCGCTTTTGGTTTCAATTTGAAAACGGAGGGTCGAGGACAAGCGGCGGCATCTACCTACCCACAAAAAATTCCAAATATCCCATTCAAACACAGTTATGTCTGACGAAACTGATAAGCCATCCCAGGAAAGTGATTCTGCCATTGAACCAGAGGTTGTAGTTGAGACTGACGGCGAGGAAAAAAATTTATCCCCCAAGTTTGTCATGCCACCACCGAGGGCGCAGCGTAGGAAGGACTACAGTGATCAGATAGTGCCCAAGGATGCTGAGATTGCGGGAGCGGTTGAGAGGCTAGGTAGGCTAGGGCTTAGCAAGCAGGCGGTATCGATTGCGTGTAGGGTTACGCTTGAGCAGTTAAATCGCTTGTATATTGAGGAATATGAGGTTGGCCGGGCTAACATGCAGGAGGTTGTGGCCAGGGGTTTAATGGAGCAAGCGTTAGCTGGTAATCCGCAGATATTGATGTACTTGGGTAAGAGTAAGTTGGGATGGACCGAGGCTAACGTAGTGGAGCATGTAGGTGAGATTAGGGCGGTAGTGAGTGCCAAGCCGCTTAGTCGGGATGAGTTTGTGGCTAAGTATTTGGAAAAGGATACTACTGATGACTAGCTATGATCATGAGCATTTAAGGCAGGAGTTTTTCAAAAGTCTTAGTTTACCGGCTATTATGCCGTGGTTGAAGGTGACTGAGTTTGCGCCTACGCCGTTCACTGAGGTGTTAGTTACGGGGCCGACCTATAAGCATCAGGTGGGGTATTTGGATTGTGCTGCCGGGTGTTGGATTGTTGGTGATCGGGCGGTAGGGTTTGACGTGTATCCGCATTGGATGCCATTACCTACTCCACCCTTTTATGACCAAAAAGAAGCGTAAGGCTACTAGGCTGAATTCGCCGGTTGATGTCTTTTATCGATGTCCCAAGTGTGACTGGATAGGGTATTGTGTGACTGACAGATATTACCTTCAGTGTGCTCAATGCAAGCGAGTATTTGGCTGGAAGGGTAAGGGTAGGAATGTGACTAGGGAGATATATGACAGAAGATTTGAAAACACCTGAGCAGGAGAATATGAACGATTTAGACAAAAATTATAAAAAATTAAGGCAATTTGCGCTTACATATATTGTTAGAAATATAGAGCCACACGGTGATGTTCTTGTTCTTAGAAATTTACAAAACTGCTTTATTGCCGGTTACAATTACGGTCGGTTGCTGACAACGCAAGAAATTACCCAATGTGCAGAAATGGCAGCGTGGTCTAATCCACGTTTTTCTTTGGAAACGTTACTATTTCCGCTTGGCTCATTCTTATTGGGTATGCTCATTCGGGGGTGGTTATGACTAAAACGCCTGAGCAGTTAGCCGTTGAATGGCTAAAAGAAGAATATGGCGACACTTCAAATTGGACCTACATGGGACAAGAAATGTCGCTTGATGCTTTTTATGCTGGCTACCAAGCCGCGAAGCCTCAATGGATCAGCGTTAAGGAGCGGCTGCCGGAAATTCCAGACAATGACTACAGCAATCGTGTTTTATTGCTCAGAGCAGATAGATTTATAGTAATTGCCAGAATAGAAAAATGTGTTCGATTTGTGCGTCCTTTTCAGGAAGCCTTCTTTATTGAAACTGAGGACGGGGACCAAATTGAAGAGTTTACCCACTGGATGCCGCTGCCTAAGCCACCGGAGGGGGAAAAATGATCTTTATAGACGATGTTGATAGCGATGAATTGTCTTTAAAAGCATGTGTTTATGCTAACGATGCTGGCTGGAAACGATATGGTGGTGAACCTTCTTATGAAGTTAATAGTGCATTTATTGAAGGCTATATGGCCGGATACCGGGCTGCAATAGCAGATGAAAAAACGAGGTACGCAGAGGCTAAACAGCTAATTGAAGAAACGCACAAAAAAGAACGAGAGTTATATTTAGCTACCATTTATAAAGGAACAAAAGAGGAAGCCATTAAGTTGCTAGAAAACAAGTTAACGGAGCAAGGCAAACTATTGTTGGACAAGATGAGGGCAGAAAAGTTCAAGGATTAGCCATGTTAAAGCATGTAGCAGTAGAGGCGCATGATTGGGTGTTTATTGATTACGATGGACCAGACTTTCCGCGTCATTTACCTTTGTTCATTGGGCGCGTTTTAGCGGTTAGTAAAAAAGGAAGGCAATTTATTACATGGTTTGACCATGAAACTGATGAGTGGGACTTGTCATATCAACTACCTTTAGCGCCCGATGATCAAATAATTGCGTGGACGCAAGTTTCTAATCCCGTTATTGATGATATGAAGTAGTTGCGGCTGGTTGTCTAATGGTGGGCGTTTTTACTGTTTCCTGCTCCGGTAGGCATTTACTGAGAACCGAAGATTAACAGTGTCAGGTATCGGACAGCCGCATGAGCGTTAGTGAGCGGATAGTTTGGAGTCCCCAGCCTGGTCCACAGGAAATGTTGGTTAATTGCCCTATAACACTTATTGGGTATGGTGGCGCTAGAGGCGGGGGAAAGACCGACGGGGTGTTAGGCAAGATTGCCGTAGACCAGGAGCGTTACGGGAGCGACTTTAACGCTATTTTCTTTCGTAAAGAGTTACCCCAGGCTGATGACCTTATTGAACGGGCTAAACAGATTTACCTACCTTTACATGCTCATTGGCAGGACCAGAAGAAGCAGTTTACTTTTCCAAATGGGGCAAGACTTAGGTTTAGACCGTTAGGCGATGATGGTGATGCTGAGAAGTATCAGGGGCAAAACCTGTCGATGGCTTGCGTAGAAGAGGCGGGAAACTTTGCCGACCCTAGCCCGATTTACAAGCTATTCGGTGCGCTCCGAGGTAAGGGTAATCCACAGATTATTCTAACCTTTAACCCTGGCGGCGTAGGGCATCACTGGCTGAAAGAATTGTTTATACGGCCAGCGCCAAAGGGGAAGAAGGTACTAACTAAGAAACTAGGGAATGGATCTAGCTTTGAGTTCATTTATATCCCTTCAAGGATCGGTGACAACCAGATACTTTTAGCGCAGGATCCCGGTTACGTTGATCGGCTTCATTTGGTTGGTAGTCCTGAACTAGTCAGGGCATGGCTAGAGGGCGATTGGGAGATCCATGAAGGTAGCTATTTTCCAGAATTTAGTTCACGGCATATTGTCCCTGCTTTTAACATCCCTAAGCATTGGCCTCGTTATCTCGGTTATGATTGGGGCTACCGTAGTCCTTTTGCCGCTGTGTGGGGCGCTGTTAGTTCTGGACGCGATGACGCGGGTAATGAGGTCCCATACCCCAAAGGTGCCATTGTCATTTACCGAGAAATGTGGGGAAAAGGGGTCGATAACGTTGAGCAAGCAAACAGAATTGCAGCGGCTTCCGTTGGCGAAAGTGTCCATGCTGCAGCGGACCCCTCTATATTCAATACCCAGGGTGGACCCTCAATAGCTGACCAGTTTCATGCGGTGTTTGCCAAATACAAACATCCTTCGTTTCGCATGGCCGATAATGACAGGCAGAGCGGCTGGTCGCAGATCAGACAACGCTTGGTAGCCAAGCCAGCCCTACTGTATATTACGACCCAGTGTCCGTACTTGTTAGAAACATTACCGGCACTTGCTATCGACAAGCGGCACCCCGAAGATGCAGACAGTACCGGAGAGGATCATGCTTGTGATGCTTTACGGTATCTGTGTAAAGAACGGTTGATAGACAGTAAATGGGAACAACCGACAGAAGTGTTGAACAAGGGCATGGTTAAGTTACAAGCCTACATTGCGCAAGTTAGAGCGCAGCAAAACAGAGCAAGGATATGAAGATAAAGCCGTTGGTCGAAAAGTTTAGCGGGGCGTACTGGAAGAGTGAGATCGGCAAGGCTGAGGATAGAAGCAGACAGTTTGTAGAGTTAGCAGAAGAATCCGTTAGGGTTTACAACGCACAAAAGCAAGTAGGTATTCTAAATGACACCGAACGAAGGCTTAATAGTTGGTGGTATTGCATTAATACTTTGCTCCCTGCTTACTATTCCAGCACACCTAAGGCGGAAGTAACCCTTCGCAAACGTGCCGGCGGTGTTATTGAAGAGATGAGCGCCGTCATTCTTGAGCGCAATATCCAATACTCGATGGATATGGACTGTTCATTTGACTTGGTTGGTTACAACGCAGCTTTACAGTTTTTGCTCACTGGTCGTGCTGTTTTGTGGGCTAGGTATGAAGCTGAGATCGAAGAGGATGAAGTAGAGATTGCTTTATTCCAGGGGCCGGATGGTGTCTTAGTTGATGACAAGGGCCAGCCTTTTGAGGGTAATACCAGCAAGAGTAGACCTGGTCCCGGCGGGTTGGTGTTAGTCAAAGTACCGCAGGAAACTAAGGAAGAAGAATACGCGATCCTCGATGCAGTTCAATATAACGATTACCTTTGTTCTGATGCTAGGAATGAGACAGAGGTAGAGTGGCGCGGTCGTCGTGCATATTTAACACGTACCCAAGCTGAAAAGATGTTTGGGACTGAGATAGCTGATGACCTCAACTACGATTCTTTTCCTGATAAAGATAAGAAATATAAGTATCAGGATCAAACTAAGTATGAGGGCAAAGCTGAACTATACGAGATATGGTGCGAAGAGACAGAGCGCGTTTATTGGGTTCACAAGAACAGCGACAAAGGCATCATATACGAGTCAGAACCACCGATAGACTTTGAAAACTTTTATCCGTGTAGTGTTATCTCTCAAAGCGTAGACCCTGATAGCGTTATCCCTGTTTCTGATTACGCGCATGTAAAGGATCAGATCCTTGAGGTTGAACGCCTCACCACCCGCATTCATGCTGTTACTCAGGCTATTCGCACCAATACCTTGTATGACGCAACCCTTGGCAATTCTGTAGAGCAGTTAATGCAGGGTGATCTCAAGATGATCCCTGTCATGAATTGGCCGTCATATAAAAGCCGTGGCGGTTTGCAAGCTGGCGTAGAGACGATGGACATCACTGCTTATGTAAATGCACTGCAGACTTTGCAAGCTGCACGACAAGCAGCACTTGAGCAGTTGTATGAAACGTTAAAGGTTAGCGATCTTCTTCGCGGCACAAGCGAGCAATACAAGAGTGCCACGGCTAATCGCCTAGAGAATGCCTGGTCGTCGCTTGGCTTAGTAGTTCGGCAAAACATGTTTGCCAAGTTTATCTCTGATGGTATTGAGCGACTTGGTACAATCATTGCTACTCTGTTTGAACCAGAGCAGATATTTCAAGTTGGTGACGCCGATAGGTTGTTAGCGCCAATACTTCCAGAACTACAACCTCCGCCACCACCTATGCCACCGGATGAGACAGGTGGTGAGATGATGCCGCCAGCGCCTCCGCCTCCACCACCTCCATCGCCAGAGATGATGATGGCACCTTTAAAGATGCAGATCCTTAACCTGCTTCGTAGTGATGATAGGTTAAGCTACCGCATTAAAATTGCTTCTGATTCGATGGTAGCCGTTGATCAAATGCAAGAGCAGCAAGAGGGTGCGCAACTCATGAGCACTTGCGGCGAGTTTTTTAATCAGATGCGGTCGTTGATTGAGCAGTATCCTCCGTTGTTAGGGTTTAGCATTGAACTATTCCAGAACGTCATTAAACGCTTTAAGAGCGGAAAGGAGTTAGATGGCATCTTCACGAAAGCCCTTAACCAAATTGGCGAGATTGCAAAAGCTAAAGAAGAAGCAGCCAAGCAACCCCCGCCCCCAGATCCAGTGCAACAAGAAATGCAAGCAAGAATGCAGATCGCCCAGATGGAGTCTCAAGCGCGCATTCAAGCAACTCAAATGCAAATGCAAGATGCTGCTCAAAAGAATCAGCTTACGGCGGCAGAGCAACAAATAAAGATGCAGCGTGAGCAACTTGATGCGCAACTAGCTGTCGATAAGCAACAGTTTGAACAATACATAGCGCAACAGGAATTGCAGATTGCACAGCAGGAATTGCAGATCAAAGCCAGCGGTGTGCAGGCTGATATGCTTAAGATTCAGGCTAATACGGAATCTGATGCTATTAAGCATAACATCAGCCAAGAGTCTAACCGTATGGCTCAGATCATTGAGTTACAGAAGTTAGAACTTGAGCAGATGCGGATCAGGTTAAGCGAGTCAGAGAAGCTAATGGAAGAAAGGCGACTTGCTTCTGAACAGCAGATTGAAAAGCTATTCATGAGCATGGAGTCACTCCGCACTATGACTCAAGCGCCAACACAAACACAGCAACCTATCGTTATTAACAACGTGATTCCTAAGCGAGCAAAACGTGTCGGCAAAGTTACTCTCGATGAACTTGGTAATCCAAGCATTGAGTTAAATGACATGGAAGATGAGGATTAAGCGTGTCAGACAACGTAACGGTTAGTAACTCGCCTACCAGTGTCAATACTGATATTCCTGTACGCACGATAGACAAGAGCGGCGAGCAGGTTCAGGTTGTTGCTATTGATTACGGTGGGGCTGGTACAGAAGATTTAACCGTTCCAGATTTTGCTACTGAAACAACTCTAAACGCAGTCAAAAACGAGTTAGCAAGTGGTCTAAATGTCAACAATATCGTTAGTGCTGACATCCTTGGTGTTGCAGTTACCGGGCGTAGAAATAACGAAATTGAATTAAGTTTTTTTGATTCGTTCGACACTAACCTTATAACCAATACAACTAGTTCGGGCGGATCTGCTTCTATTACTGGCGGCCATGCCAGATATCAAACGGGCAGTAACACAAACGGCGGCGCTAAAGGTGTTAGCGTTTACAATAGTTCGTATCGTCCCGCTCATGAAGAATACGCATTTTTTACCGCTGCATTTACTGCAGGAATCGCTAATAGCTATCAACGTATTGGACTGTACGATACTAACAATGGCGCTTTTATCGGGTATGAAGACACGTCTTTCGGTGTAACACTTCGTAGTGGTGGTGCAAATACTACTATTGCACGCGCATCATGGAATGGAGATCCGTTAGATGGTTCTGCGGGATCAATTTTTACGCGAGCAGGTACACCAGAAGCAATTAACCTTACATATAGCAATTTGTACCGTATCAGGTTTGCATGGTTGGGATCAGCTTCTTTCATTTTTGAAGTATTTAGTCCTGATGGAAAGTGGATAACGTTTCACACCATTCGAATACCCAATAGTCAATTAGCCCCGTCAATTGAAACGCCAAATCTGCCAATGACTTTAGATGTCAAAAAAAATGGCGGTGGAGCAACAAACTTATCAATTTACACAGCGTGTTGGGCGGCAGGTACAACAAGTGATTACCTACCTATAACTTCTACCCTAACTGATTATACCCTTGCTAACGTAACACGTTCAGTAATAGCCGGACGATCTGCTAGTGGTGGCGGCACGTATTATAACGTAAAAGTTAATCCTTCTGGTTCTCTCATTACGGCAATCGGCGACATTACGGGTGTTGTTGGTCAAGCAACAATGGCAAATAGTTTGCCGGTAGTTATTGCCAGCGATCAAAGTGCTATTCCCGTTACTCAGAGCGGTACTTGGAATATCAATAATATAAGCGGCACTGTCAGCTTACCAACTGGCGCTGCAGCAGAAGCTACGCTTAGTAGTCTGAACGGAAAGGTAACGGCATGTAACACGGGCGCTGTTACTATCAGTGCATCCTTGCCGGCTGGCGGTAATAATATCGGAGATGTTGATGTTTTAACGTTGCCTAATGTTACCCTGGCAAGTCAGGGCAATCCATTTACTTCGGCGGTGCCTGTTAGTGATAACGGTGGAAGTATCACGGTTGATGGTACAATAGCAGCGACGCAAAGCGGGACCTGGACCGTTACGAATGCAACGTATTCATCCAGCACGTTAAGCAATGTTACCGCAGCCGCTTCCAACACAACACTTTTGGCATCCAACGCTTCGCGTCGCCAAGCGATACTTTATAACGATGCTGACACTGCCGTATACGTTAAGTTTGGTGCGACAGCTAGTGCAACTAGTTTTAGTTACAAGTTGTTGCCAGCGCAGACGCTAGAACTACCATTTCCCGTATACACCGGCATTATTGATGGCATTTGGGCGAATACTCCAACGGGAGCAATGCGAATTACTGAGGTAAGCTAATGCCTGTTTTTGGTGGCGAGTTACCTATTGGCGCTGGTTTGTTGTGGTACTCCGGCACCGCGCCCGATTCGTTTTTAATCTGTGACGGCACAAGTCTTTCGAGGACAACGTATGCAAAACTGTTTGCCATCATTGGCACAACTTATGGCAGCGTGGATGCAAGTAGTTTTAGCTTACCAGATTTACGGCAGCGATTCCCTCTCGGTAAAGCGGCGTCAGGGACGGGCAATGCGCTTGCGGGTACAGGGGGAACAATAGACCATACGCATACCTCAGCCGCCCATACCCATAGTGTGCCAGCGCATTATCACGGTATGGGAACTGGAGCAGATTTAGCTGTTACCAACTCGCCAAGCGGCTACAGCGCGTGGGGAGGATCAGTCACAACTACCGCACCAAAAGGCGATACCTCAGCCGGTAGTTATACAGCCCCGACGATTAGCGGTCGTATCGGATTAGTCACGGGGGGTGTTGACGGTAACGCAGCAATGACAAGCGGCAGCACTACTCCCGGCGCAACAGGGGGAAACAATCCTCCGTACTTGGTCGTTAATTACATTATCAAATACCAATGAGTCTAATACTGCTCCTTAATCCCAAGCAGTACGGTGGAACCCCTGTAACGCCTGATACAAGTGATATCTTGGATCGTTACGCCAAGCGACGAAAACGGCATGACGATCTGCTTGAGGAAGAAGTAGCAGCCCAAATCCTTAAGAGTCGCCAAAAAGAGATAGAACTACCGACGACTGTAGACAGAGAGAATTTAGCTGATAAGCTAAAAGCAGCATTGCATGCTAGGGCTAAACCAGGGGAACTAACTGGCGAAGAACGCAAAAAGCGAATCAAAATGGTCTTAATGCTATTGGCACTAGACGATGACGACTAAATACAAACTGTATCAATACTGCAAAGTGCAAAAGAAGGTAGTGCCGATTGAAAATGTGCAGGTGCGCGTTCCAGAGACGCATTACATCATTACCGACGAGATGGCACCCGTTAGAAACCCTCTTAATTCTAAGGAAATTTACACAAGCAAGCGAAAGCTACGAGAGGCTTATAAAGCCGCTGGCGCAATAGAAGTTGGGGATGCTTACGAGCGCGGATACGACCCACAAAAGTCAGATCCTGGTCGGCAAAAAGAATTAGTGTCTAGGGTAATGCAACAAATTAGGGAGCGACTAAATGGATAATGTAGAGCAAGAAACAGGAACGACAGCAGCGGATACCGAAGTTACTGTTGAGCGGCAATCAGAACCCGTAAGCATTCGTGACGCTCTCAAACGCAGTTTTAAGGCAGAAGATGATCCGATTGTTGTAGAGACTAAAGAAGATCCTGATGCGGTAGCTAAAGCACCTCAATCTGTTACAGAGCAACAAACGCAGCAAACAACGCCAGCGGTTGAGAAAATTCCGCTTGTACCACCCGCTGACATGAACAAAGCCGAAAAGGAGGCTTTTCTTAATCCTACGCCTGATAACGCGCATGTTTTGCAGCAGTACATGAACCGTAGGGCGTATGAAACACGCTCCGATTATCAGCGTAAAATGGTGGAAGTTGAAGAACTTAAAAAGCAAACTTCTAGCATTTATGATGCAGTCAAACAGTACGAAAACGACTACGCAAAAGAAGGTATCAGCATTGCAGACCTGACCAGGCGCTCTATTGCTTGGGACAAGGCAATGATGACGAACCCGGTTGAAACGGCTTTGGAATGGTTAGACGCTTACGGCATTAAGCCTGAACAACTGTTTCAAGGTTATGATCAGCAGGGTTACTATCCACAGCAGCAGCCAGCGCAATACCTCACAATGGCTGATGCAGAACGCATTGCCGAAGAGAAGATTGCCGCAATGCAGCAGCAACAGGAACAAAAAGCCGTTGCTTATTATAATGAGCGGGTCGTAGAATCTTTTGTAGCGAATAAACCGTTATTCAAAGATGCCGAGACAGCAGCGCAGTTAGAGGCTGAAATGGCACCGATTGTGGCGGCATTAACGCAGACCGGCAAGTACAGCGGCCCAGAGCAAATCCTCGAAACCGCTTACAACTATGTAGTAGCCGGCAATCCGACCTTTTCCAGTATCGCCAATGCGATTACTGCAAAGGCGCAGGTAGAACAAACATCCGCAAGTGTGCAAAAAGCTAAAGCCGCTTCGCGTTCGATCACTGGCTCCGCCGGTTCGGGGACTCCCAGAGTACAAGCTAAAAACATACGTGATAACCTACGGGCTAGAATGACCGGCGATTAGCTGCTTCATTTAGCCGGGGTTATCTTAACTTTATAGGATAACAACAATGGCTAATCTTGAAGAAGCAATCGTTGCAACCCTCTTCGATCAGAGCGATCAGATCGCAGATGAGGTTTTGCATCACAATCCGCTCCTGAAATCGCTTGACGATCAGGGCCTCATTCGTAAGTTTTCCGGTGGATACGAACTACGCAAGCCAATTATGTATAATGATTCGGCTGTAGGTGGTTTCTATTCGGGATTCTCATCTTTTAACCTTGATTCAATCGATGATGCTACGGCATTTCGATTCGCAATTAAGCAGTGCTACGAGCCTGTAGCTATTGCAGGCCGTGACCGACGCGCTAACCGCGATCAGGCACAGCTTCTTGATCTCGCTGAGATGAAGATGAACGCGGCAATCGCTCGCCTTAAGAATACTGTTTCTACCTCACTTCGCGGTGATGGGACTGGAAGCGGTGGACTTGAGTTTGACGGTATTAAGAAGGCTGTATCAACTTCACCGTCATCTGGAACGTATGGACAGATTGATCGTACTTCTAACACCTGGGCACGTAACCTAGCTGTTAATACGACTCTCTCTGCTTCAAACGTTCAGGAGACTGTAACGGACACTATTTCGCAGATCACTCGTGGTGACGAAACCCCAGACCTCGGTTTGATGGATCGCACTGCTTGGAAGTACCTCCATAGTTCGCTCACGGCAATTCAGCGCATTCAGCTTCCTGTAAAGAAGGCTACCGCTGGTTTCCGCGCTCTCAGCTATGACGGATGCGATTTTGTGTTTGATGGTGGATTTGGTTCAAGCGTACTTGAGACCAATTCTTGCCGATTGCTTAACACAAAGTATTGGACTTTTGACATGGTACGTGGTGCTGACTTTAAGCCCCTCGCTCCAGAGATGAACCGTCCGATTGATCAGGATGCTTTCTTCACGGTTATTATCGTTGAAGGAAACCTCTGTTGTTCAGCCCCGGCACTTCAAGCTGTTATTTACGCTTAACTGTAGGAGGATTGAACTATGTCACGTTCTGGATCATTCGGTGTTAATTACAAAAAAGTATGGGATGGAACTACCATTCCGCTTCCGGCAAAAGTTACTGATGTTGGTAGCTGCCCGGAGGGTGAGTTTTTGTTTGTTCAGGCAGATGGTGCGCTTGCACAGTATGCGTTCGTCAAAATATCTGACGATGGACAAGCTGTAGAACTTACAACCACAAACGCTGGTTCTAACAACCTTCAGATCGGTGTAGCGCAAGTCGCTGCAGCCGATAACGAGTACCTTTGGGTATGGGTTGGCGGCGTAGGTGGCGGTGGAGTAGGAACAGGTATTAAGGGTAAGTGCGCTGCATCGTATGCTGCAGATGCTAACCTTAATACGACTGCAACCGCTGGCGTAGCTGATGATGCTTCAACAACTAAGATTGCTAACGTGGTAGGTCTTACGACCCTTACCGGCGCTGGCACTGTTGAACTAAAATCAACTGGCTACCTCACAGTGAACTAAGGCTATAGGGGCTGGCTTGTGTAGCAGCCCCGCCTTCTAAAAGGATTTATATGGCAGGAACAACTACTTTGATGGGGCTTGGAATGCCCGGAGAACTTGCGGCAGCGGTAGCTGACGGAGTTTTTACCGGCACCGTAACGCCAACAGGTCAGGTTGTTGCAACTGCAGCAGGTATTCGCACCAAGCAGAATACCGACAACGTTACTGACGCTTTGCCAACTCAGGCTGAGATGGTTACGGCGTTTGGTGCTGCAGCTACAACTGGATCAGGTTTTATTGGCGTTATTAAAGATGCTAATGCAGATACAAACTTTTTCATTTGTGCAAGTAACGGAACAAGTTACTACGCACTTAAGATGACTAAGGGTGCATAATTAAGGGGGGAGCAATCCCCCCGTTTTTTAGGATTGCTATGCCAGATTTTACCCCTTCTAATCCCACCGCTTTGTTTAGCGCACGCCGCCTTGCAACAGTTACACCATCCGATTCTACCGACCTTACTGGCGTTAGAGCACTTTGGGTAGGTGGAACAGGAAACCTTAGCATTAAGTGTGTTGATGACAGCGCCGCCGTTACTATCGCCATTCCAAACGCCGGGGTTCTTCTGCCGCTGTTTGTGTCGCGTGTAATGGCAGCTACCACAGCAACCTCTATTGTTGCATTGTACTAATATGGGAATTGGCGTTGGTATTGGTTTGGTTGTTCCTTTTCAAGGCATAGCTGGATTCAATCCGAGCAGTATTTCAGGCTTACTTACTTGGTATAAAGCTGATGCCGGAGTGCTGGACGCCAGTAATAATCCCATTACGAGTGATGGAACTGCCGTAAAAACTTGGCAGGACCAAAGTGGCAATTCTAATCACCTTGTTCAAAGCACAAGTACTAAACAACCTTTGTATAAGGTGAGTCAGCAAAATGGACTACCTGGCATTCTGTTTGATGGTACTGATGACTTTTTTACTACCACAAGCAGACTTTCCACCGTTCGGACTGTGTTTGTAATTCACAAGTGGACTGCTACAACAGGCGACTATCGCCCGCTGATCGGTGATTCTATAACCTATAACTTTCATGGTGGTGCAGCCGGAGGTGCCTTATTTTACGACGGCGCTGGCGCAGATACATTAGAAACACGTTTTGTGTATCTTGGTAAAAAGTACGTTAATAGTGTTGAAACCGCTCATTCTAGTGTCGTGCGATACACAACGTATAAGTTAGTTGCGGTGACAACGACTGCTAATACATACATTGACCAGATATCGTTTGATCGTAATGACACACCAAGACAATTTTATGGTCAGATGGGCGAAATTCTAGCTTATGATTCTGTACTTTCGGCAACAGATCGCGGAAAGGTAGAAACGTATTTGATGAGTAAATGGGGACTTTCGTAGAACTAGGTAATTAACTGTGTAGCCTTAACTAGGGAGTTAAATATGGCACAAGTAGATTGGAACGCGATAATGGGAGTAGGGCAACCAAAGCGACGTTATGCAGGGGCTAACGTTAAGTTTTTTAATGCCTATAACGAAAACAAAGAAAAGACACTAGCGCAAGGTCGCCCGATCTTTGATGAGATTCCGTCTATCTCGATACAGTGGCCGGGTGGAGATGAGACGGTTAGGCGCATCGAACCCCACGATATTGCAGAGTACTCAGAACTATACGCCGCTTTTACTGCCGGCAATCAACCTGTTGAGAGTGGGACACCATTAGCAGAATGGCCGTTAATGAATGGGTCAGCAATGCGCGAGTTTCAGCATATTGGTTTTCGCACCGTTGAGCAGGTAGCGAGCGCCAATGATGAGGTTAAACGCAAACTCGGTCCTTTGGGTAAGTTTATCAAATTGGCACAAGACTGGCTTGCAGCCGCTAACAGCGATCAAGCACAGGTGACAGCACTCAAACAACAATTAGACCGAGAACAGCTTCGTACTGCGAGACTAGAGGAGCAGTTAGAACTTATGATGCAGCGTATCGAAGGTTTGGAAGGTACTGATTTACGGCCACAGCGTCGTAAAGTGTTTCAGCCAGAACCGGATATTGAAGATAATGAAGACGATTTTGTTAATGAGGAAGTCGTCGAAACTCCCAAAAGAAGGGGTAGACCAAGAAAAGTATGACACTTGCAACGGTTGTTACAAACGTCGCTAACGAAGCTGGCTATTCTGTAGAGTCAAACATAATGACTTCTACGGAGACGACTACCAAGCAGCTACGCACCATTGCGAATCGTATCAACCATGAGATGTCAGAAGCGTATCCCTGGCCGGTGATGTATGCGAGCGGGTCCTTCTCCCTAGTCGCAGGGCAAGCATCGTATGCATTGCCGGCCTCTTTTTCTTATTACCATTACGAATCGTTTTGGAATAGCAGCACTCGCTGGCGCATCCTTGGACCGATGAGCGAGCAAGAGTATGCAGAGATTAGGGGTTATGGACTTAATACAACCGTTTATCAGCGGTTCCAAATTCGCGGTATTTCCAATACCGAACTTTTGATTAGTCCGACTCCTACAGCTTCTAACGCTGGAAACATAGTAATTTTTGAGTATATCGCCGACAGAAGTGTAAAACCGGCAACGTGGGTAACTGCGACAGTTTACGCTGCAGGTGCATACACATTTTACAACGGCAACTATTACACCACAACAGCAGGCGGTACTTCCGGTGCAACTGCACCGACGCACACTAGCGGTAGTGTTTCGGACGGTGGCGTAACTTGGGACTACTATTCAGGTCCCTATAAGGAATTTTTGAAAGATACTGACGTTTCAATCTTTAATGAAAAAACGTTAGAGCAGGGAATGATGGAGCGATTCTCTGAGATTCACGGTTTAGATAACATTAAACCTCGTTTTGATGCGCAACTTAACGAAGATTTTTCCAAGCAAAACCCTGGCAAGATTATTTATGCAGGCGGCCATACACGAGCAGAATTGTTTGCGCGTAGTGGCACTGCAGTTTTTGGAACGTGGATCTGATGGCACAGCAACCAATGCAAGCACCACCACCCGCAAAAGGCATGACGCCGCAACAGTATTACATGGCGCTTATCTCGCAGGGTATGCGCAGTCAAGATGCTTATGCCGCTTTACAGCAAGCGTATGGACCTCCTAAGAGCCCAGAGCAGTTACGACAGGAGCAACAGAGCGCAGAGTCAAATGCTGCATTAGCACAGACTGGAGGGCAATTAGCTGGCTTGGCAGGCGCTGGTTATTTATATTCGCAACTTGGTGGCACTGCAGCTACAGCCGGCAGTCAAGCCGTACTCGGTTCTACTTTAGCAGGCGGTGCTGGCGCTAGTGGTAGCATGGCTACGGCTGGCGGTGGTGCAGTCATGGGTAGTGGTGCCGTCGGTACTGGTACTGCAGCCGGTGCTACGGGAGGCGTTGCTACAGGTGGTGGTGCTGCGGGCGGTGGTGCTGCAGCAGGAGCGGGAGCAGTATTATGGCCTGCAGCAATCGTAGCCGGCGCTGCTATCGCGGCAAGTAACGCATGGGAAACCGGCATGAAGGATATCGTGCGCGGTCGTGGAACCCGTGAAGATTATATCAACCAAGTAGCAAATCACTTTCCGGGACTAGGCACTCTCAATCTTGGAATGCGACTCATGGGCGGTCGATCAATCGGATCACGTCTTACAAGTGGAAAAAGTCAACAACAACAAATCCGCGATAGTTTTAGAAGCAACCTGAAAGATAGCGGGGTAGCTGATGACAAGTATCAAGTAACACTTGCCGATGGTTCTAAGTTTGATATCGGGCTTGATGGTAAGCATCGTTTTACAAACATCGATGGAACGAAACGCAATCCTTGGGATGGAGATTCTCAAAACCCGCTTTCAAATTATGCAACGGGCAAACTTGATCCAATGATTAAGCGGATTTATGAAGGCGCGCCAGAAGATTATCATACCGAGCAATTTACAGGAATGTTAGTTAATGCAGCCATCAGTAACGCTACGAGCGAAAAGGAAGTTGATGCAAACATCGCTGCCATGCTTGGCAATAGTCCGTTTGCAAAACAAGCAGGCATTGATGCTAAAAACGTTCAAGCATTAACCAAGTTAGAGCGTCCGAAGCAAGGCGAAGTTCTACGTTTGTCACCTGGATTGTATCGAACTGATACTGGAAAAATTCAGCAGGCAAAAACTTTGCGGCAAGCGTTAGAACTAGCGTACGCAGCTAACCCACAACAACCGTTAATACAACCAGAACAACCAGAGGAAATACCGGAGTTATAACTTATGGCACGATATGAAATGCAAAGACTGACAGGGCGAGGTCGTGGATTAGCAAGCGCACTTGCAAGAGATCCACGGGCAACAACAATGCCAGTACAGGGTGGACCTGGACGGCCCAAATTCCCTCCAACTCAGTCATCACAGCCACAACCACAGCCACAGCCGCAGCCACAGCCGCAGCCACAACAGCTAACAAGGCTTTCTCCTGGCGTCTATCGTGATGCAAGTGGTGCGCTTGTAAATCAGCAGGGCGGTGCGTTGCCAAATCAGCCACAGCGCGGTGGTATGGCACAGCCTTATGGCAATTTAGAAAACATTTACGGGCAGGCTGGTTCTATTCCAGGTGCTAGACAAGATATGTTGCAGATACCACCTAACGTGCCACCTATGCCAAAAGGCGGCCAAAATATGCAAAACATGGGACAGCAACTTGGTCGTGATGCGTACATTATGAATCAGATCCGCACTGGCAACATTCCACAGATGCCGGGTAACAATATGATCTCGCGTGGAGTTAATGAAGCTACACGTAATCTGTATGCGCAGGCGCAGGATAAGTACGCGCAGCAGCAACCACAGTTTATGAATCCGCAAATTACAATGCCACCGCAGGGAACAAATCCAGAATCATATACACAGCCGCTGCAGTATGATCAGTTTGGTCGTCCTGATGCTCGTTCGTTAGTGGGTTTTCAACCAAATCGAATGACACCGGAACAAATGGCGGCAATGACGCAGGGATTTAACGTTATGCAATCTGGGTTTAATCAAGCGCAAATGCCGCAACAGATGCAGCAGATGCAGCCGGGTAGTCCTGCAGGTCAAATGATGCAGCCTCAGATTCGTCGTTATTAACCTGTGAGGGCCAATGCCGTTTCAAGGTTTCACAATGCCACCACCGTCTTTAGGGCTAGACTTAGTTAGCCCTATCGACAATATGGAACCAGCCGCAGCGTTGGAATTGGTAAACGTGTTTCCTGGGGCAACGGCACCAACGGTTAGACTTGGCTATCAAGAGTTTGCAAACTTAGCTAGTGCATCCGGTGGTACAGCTTCGCAGATAAACTTTATGCACGAGTTTCCGTTGCCTGATGGAACGGCACAACTTATTGCAGCGCAGACTACGCAACTTTTTAGCGTTAGTTCTACTGGAACCATTACAAACATCAGCAAGGTCGGAGGATACACAAGCGGTAACTGGAACAAGGAAGGCTTTAGCAATCGCTTGTATCTTGCTAATTCATCAGGCGCAGATGTGCCACAAGTTTATAACGGTAGTGGGTTAGCAGCTGATATCGTAGTCGCTTCGGGTGGACCAAGTAGCGGCTTGGCTAAACTCTGCAACGTAAGTAGTTATCGGTTGCGATTGTACTTCACCGAAGTTAATTCGATGCTGATGTGGTACGACCAGACGGAAAAAGCTGTTTTTACCGCTGGTACCGAAGTTCTAAAAAGCTACGATTTTTCTTACGTTATGCGCCGAGGTGGTTATCTGCTTTTCACCGGCAGCTACACCAATATCCGAGGTGTCAGTACTCAAGACCTTTTCATGGCCGTCAGTAGCGAGGGCGAAGTAGTTTTGTATTCGGGTTATTCTCCCGATGATACCGCTTGGGAGTTAGTAGCGCATTTCATTATCGGTAAACCATTAGGACCCAGGGCGTTTGTCAGAATTAACCAGGATATTTGGATCATTACTCAACAAGGTATAGTGCCGGTATCAGCATTGTTTGAACTTGATCCGCAACAAGCTGTTACCACCGTTTCGCGTACTATAAACCCTTTGATCACTGAAACCGCTGCTTTACTTTCATTCAGTACTTTGTGGACCGGATTCTTTTGGCCGAGTGGTCGTAGGGTGTACGTTACTCTTCCTAGCAGCACAGGTACTGCAAAGTTTCTTGTTTACTCAATAGATTCGAAAGCCTGGACGACTTTTCAGCTTTACGCCGATCAACACGCCATAGCATCAGGTAAGTTTTTAGACCTACCTTTTTACGGTTCTACTACCGGGATGATTTACAAAGGGGAAACTGGTTATGCCGACGCAAAGCCAAGTTCGGGTGACGGTCAGTCGATAGCGTTCAGCGGTAGAACGGCTTTTAGTTTTTACGGCAGCCGCAGCAACTTCAAACAGTTTGCCGATATTCGCCCTATCTTACGGGGTAAACGTGGCCTTACACTTAATATCGGAATTGATACGGACTTTAAGCGGCAACCTACCGTTACAAGCGTATCAACTACGGCAGGCGTTTATACCCCTTGGGGTAGTCCGTGGGGTGTAGCGCCAGGAACAACGCTACCGATTCCACCATATACGCCAGTGCCGGCTGTTACGGCACCGGCTTGGTCGTCAGAATTAGAGTATATTTTTGATAGGTACGCTGCAAAAGGACAAGGGCATTGTGGCGCTGTCAGGTTTGGCGGCGCGATCCGAGGTAGTTCGTTACAGTTTTTTGGCTTTGAAATAAGATACGATTTAGGCGGTCAGGTATAGCTATGGCACCATCACCACGACGAAAAACAGCACTGGCAAAAACTCCTCAGACTGCGCAACAGCAAAGTGTGCCAGGAGGTAAGCCGCAAACAGCAGCAGCGGGTAAACCGACAGGACCAACGCCTAGACCTGATCCAAGAACGTTAAATAGGGAAGCACGTAGGCGCGAAGGTCGCGGTAATCGTAGTGGACGAGGTAACCGAGGCAATCGTAAACCGCCGCCGTTTATTAACCGAAGAGGTTTTTATGACCAAAACCAAGAACAACAGGGGCAAACTTTGCAAGATTATGCAGGTTATCAAGCCGTTCAAACAATGAAGGGTATGCAAAACTATGACCCTAATAATCCCTATGCTGGCATGTCAGAACAAGGGTTTCAAAGTCAAATGGATCAGGCGCGGCAAAACGTCATGAATGAGTTTGAGCGCAGCATGGGACCGCAGTTTGAGCGTGAAGAACAAGGGTTCAGACAACGCATGGCAGAACAGGGCATTGATCCTAACTCAGGCGCTTTTCAAGTCCAGTATCAAAACATGAAAGAAGCGCAAAATGCGGCTAGGCAGGGCGCACAGGCACAAGCATTTCAGCTTGGTGCAGGATATCAGCAACAGGTGTTCCAGCAGGGAATGGAGGGTCGCAGATTACCGCTTGAACAGCTTGCAGCAACTACTCCTTACTTTACTCAGCCGTATCAGACTGGCATGGCCGGTCAGCAAGCAGACCTGCAACGTAAGTTTGAAGCTGAACAACAGCAAAAACTATTGCAGCAGCGCATGGAAGAAGCACAACTCGGAGCGCGTACAAGTATGGGTACTGCACAATTAGGCGCGCAGACACAACGCGACATTGCAACAATGCAGATGGTGAATAGTCAGTACGGTAATCAGCAGCAACAGCAAGCCCCTCCTTGGTACAATTCTGTTATTCAAGGCACAGTACAAGGTGGGCTTGCCGGATACATTAACTACATGAATAGACCAAGCTAAATAACATGGCAACTGATGCTTTAACTGCAGCACTTCTTGGATTGAACACCTCGGCGGCTGATACCCCGTACGGGCTAGGTGCACTTACGGTCGCGCAAACTACGCCTCAAATGATGGACCCTTATGGTAGCTGGCAACGTAATCTTGCCGTTGGGTTGGGCGGTACTCTTGTTACTGCTTTATTGGGATATCAAGCAAGGCAGCAAGCACTAGAGCAGAATCTTGCGCTGCAGCCCTACATTACACGCGCTCTTAAAGCACCAAGCATGGAAGCACTTGATGTGATAATGGCAGAAGAGGGCGGTGCTCCGCTTAGAAGTATTGGGGCGCAACTCAAGACTAACTTACTTGAGCAGCAGGCAGTACGTGCCAAGCGTGAAGCTGACCTCCGAGATGTTTTGACATTGGAAGCGGCGAAAGAAGGTTACATCCCTAAGGGATACGAAAGCCTGTTTAACGTACCAAGTGCTGCAACGCCTGTTGATGCTGCAAGTGCTACAGAAATACCTACAAACGTCTTTCGTACTCCCAAGCAACAGCAGCAGTACCTTCAAGATGTTGAAAAAATGAAGGCACAGAAAAAGTTGAATGAGCCGGAAGAGAATCGCAAAATGCAGTTTGAAGTAGATAAAAAACTGCTCGATATCAGTAATCAAATCGAAAACGATAAAATCACTCAGATGTATCGTGAGTCAAAAGCTAACTACGAAGTGGCGCAAACATTAGCTACTAAAGACAGCAAGGCAGCAACGATAGCATTGAAAAAGATTATAGAGCGCGCAGCTAATCCGAACAATCAAGTTACAATGCAGGAACTTGGGGTTTACGGAAAGATACTTCCCATATACGAGCGGTATCAAAAATGGTTCGAATCGGAAGCAAGTGGCCTTAGCGATCTTACTCCAGAGGCACGTGCTGAATTAGTTTCCATAGCAGGAGAAATAGTTAATAGGTTAGGTCAAGGATACAACAGCCGAGTTAATTCTGCCTTCTATAACGTAAAACAAGCTGGATGGACCAGTGACATTAACCGAGTCACGCCGCTACCTTTATACAAGCCACCTGTAACACCTGAACAAGCAGCAGCAGAACTTGCGCGGCGTCGAGAAGTTGCGGGGAAGTAATGGCTGATTTTAGTGGTTATACTGACGCAGAGTTAGAAGCAATCGCAAATACAACCCCTGCGGTTACTGCAACGCCAGAACCAGTAATGACTCCTGCCGTTGGATTACAACAGGCGTTGATGACTCCTGTGGCAGAATCTCCTAGCGTTAGCCAATTACAATCACTACTAACTCGCCCCACAGTGCGACCACCAACTGAGATTGAACTTGGCGTTGCGCAACTACGCGCAGAAGAACCATATAGGCAATTAGCTGCAGATATTTACGGTCGCAAGATGTTGATAGCCGAAGGTGCTAGTTTAGGCGTGTTGCCAAAAACTTATGCGGCAGCGGAAGCGGCAAAAGATATTTTGTATGGACGCAATCCGTTAGACGTTTACGCAGAGCAAGTGCGGCAACAAGATATCGCCAAGGAATACGTTCGACAAAAAGAACGTGAAGCTGGATCGGATATTTTAGGTATTTCTCAACCAGAGATTGCTGGTGGATTAGTTTCTCCGCTTGGCGCTTTATTCAAACCCCGTCAAGTTGCGCGTGGTGCATCTTTACTTTCATCACTAGCAACTCGCGGCGGTAATGTAGCTACGGCGGCGGGGGTTGGCGCTGGCGCAGCAGGATTGCAAACGTTGCTTTCAACTCCTGGTACACTAGACGAGAGACTTGCAGCAGCAGAGCAAAGCGCAAAGTTCGGCGGTGCAGTTAGTGGTGCGTTGGGAGCAGCAGGACAATTAGCCAGTGCCGCAGCACCATCATTACAATCCTTTGGCAAGAGTGCTAGGCGTAGTGCGTTTGGGGCTACGCTAAGTGATTACACTAAATCAGCACGTAAAGAGAACTTAATAAAAACCGCAGAAGGCGTTGAAACCTTAACCGAGAATGCTTTAGACCGCGTCATTGAAAAAGGCTACGCAGGAAACACGCTCGATCCAGTTAAACAGCTTGATACTCTTAACGCTAACATACGTTCGTTTGAAAGTCAGATTGATAACAAAATAGCAGAAGTCGAAAAAGCAAGTGTCAAAGTTGATGCGCCTACATTCAGTGAACTAGAAACCAAAATCAAATCTGGTAAAAACTTTACCGTTGAAACAAAAGATGCGTTCCTAAAACGGTTGGAGGATATTAAGTTTAACCTTCAACAAAATTCAGGCGGGAAACTTTCCTATTTTCAAGATCAGAAAAAAGCCTTTGGTCAGTTTTATGATCCTAAAAGCACTTCTACCGAGGGCGTGTTTGTTCGGGAAGTGTACCAAGCGTTAAAGAGTCATATTGAAAAGTATGTGCCAGAAGTTAAAGACTTGAACAAGGAAGTTCAGTCAATGATTCTTGCTAAACCTATCCCTGCGCGTTCCATCGCTAATCAAGGCGCTGATGCTAATAAGGTTTTTGACCAAATTCGCAAAGCTGGTTATACGACCGGCGGCTTAATGAGTATGGCTATTACGCGCGAACCAGTAACGGGTTTAGCCATTACCGGCTTGCTTAAAGCGTTAGCTAGTCCCAGAACGCGAGATATTGTCGGCCAGGCATTACAAACTGCCCCAGGATTAGCAGAAGCCCTGGGGCGATCTGCTCCGATAGCTGGCGCGATAGCGGCGCGACCTATAGTACCCGAAGAGGTAGCAGTTACTCCTACTCCTACCGTTACGGCTACACCAACACCTACGGTAAACACGGAAGATTTTTCGGTTTACTCTGATGCAGAGTTAGAGGCATTAGTTGGAGGTGCGTTGCCGTCATCGACAACTAAACAAGTCGGCGAAGCTAAGGGTGGAGGTTTCGCAGGAGGTCCGTTGGCACCTGAGATCGTATCTGCTATTGAAAACAATCCTCATGGGCTTAGACCATCACTAATTAAGGCAGTAATTAAGCAAGAAAGCGAAGGCAAGGTAAATGCTAAGAGCAAAGCCGGCGCTTATGGCCTCATGCAGCTTATGCCTAAGACTGCAAAGGGGCTTGGTGTAGATGCCACTAATCCGCTAGAGAACGTGCAAGGTGGAATGCGGCTTATAAACACTTTGCACAAGCGATACAACAATATGGAACTAGCGTTAGCAGCTTATAATTGGGGCGAGGGTAATATGGCTCGTGCATTAAACACTCTTAAGACAAAGGGTGTGCCAGCTACGTGGAGCAACATTAAGAAGTATGGCAACAGTTTTCCGCGCAAGTTACCGCAGGAAACTCGTAAATACGTTGATGCGGTTTTGAATAAAGAAAAGCAATTTAGTTAGGAGATAATCATGGCTTGGTCAGGTGGAACGTACACAAAGGGCAATAATTCTACAGGTGGTTGGACAGGTGACGCTGCCGCTGGTATTGGAATTGAAGCAGGGCGACATGACACGCAGGATAACGATTTTGCTACTGGCATTAACCAATGCTTAAACAAGGATGGATCAAACGCTGCTACGGGCAATCTTAACATTGGTAACTTTAAGCTAACTGCCGTTGCAAACGGTACTGCAAGCACTGATGCAACTAACTACGGGCAAGTAGAGGCGGGAATAAATAAACAATCAACAACCCTCAGTATTACCAATACACGTTTTAGTGCTGATACTACTGGACCTGTGTTTGCTTTGCAGAAATCGCGTGGCGCAAGCGTTGGAACAAACACCATCGTGCAAAGTGGAGACACCGTTGGTGCACTTAATTTTAACGGTGCAAACGGCACAAGTTACACTAACGCAGCACAAATCAGTGCGGTAGTAGATGGTACGCCTGGCGCAACTAATGATATGCCAGGAGCGTTAGCGTTCTCAACAACTCCTGATGCTAGTGGTACGCTTACCGAGCGAATGCGTATCAAAAACGATGGTAAAATTGGTATTGGAACAACCAATCCGAGCACTATTTTTGAAATTCAAAGCACACAAACATTTCCAATGTTTAGTAATTTTGCCGCAAGTGGCTTAGGGCCATCCATTCGAATGCAGAAATCACGCAGTGCAATCGTTGGTGCCAATACAATAGTGCAAAACGGCGATACTGCGGGAGATGTTTATTTTTTTGGAGCCAATGGCACAGGATACACAGAGTGTGCATTGATTAGAGCAGAAATTGATGGTTCTCCAGGTGCTTCAAATGACATGCCAGGACGTTTAATTTTTGCAACAACACCTGATGGAACTGGGGCGGTATCTGAAAGAATGCGAATTGATAATAATGGTAAATTGTTTTTGAATACGACCACCGTCAGAAACAATGC